TTAGTATTCTATTTGATAACAGTTATATCGGTGACTGACAGAACCGTGTCACCTATTACAGATATATAGCTCTAAGTAAATCCACCTTATCCTTTAGAGTTAGATTGCTGTTATGCAACTTTAACACTAATTGTACTAATAATATAGTATATGAAAGGGGGAAGCCATGAAAGAGATATTTGCAGAGGAATACAACAAATGTAAGAATATAAAGTATAAGGCTATTGTAGCTACATATAAGAGATTGAATATTCCTATTGAGTCTAAGTATAAAATGTATAAGAAGGTAAATGAACTATTGGAAGATGAAGAAGTTACTGCATTAATTGAAATGTATATTGAAGAAGAAAAAATATCAAGTATAGTTAGATTGGAAGATGAGATATTAAAAACTAATCAAGCTCTATGGAATACATATAATACTGCATCTCAAATAGAAAATAAACTTACTAAGAACGGTGAACTCATAGAAGGGTTTTATAAGTTTCAAGACTCTAATGTTGTTACCTCTACCTTACAGATATTAGCAAGGCAATCAGATGAAATAAGAAAAGAAATATTGAGACTTAGAGGTGATAAAGAAGAAGGAGTTTCAGATATAGTTACTATTGAATGGAAATAATATAATGAGGTGATGGAGTGGTTAAGAAACTTAAAATAGACAAAGAAACTTTTAATCAAAAGTATTTAGATTTATATGATAACAATAATAGATTCAAGGTTCTATATGGTGGTTCTGGTTCTGGTAAATCAGAAGGTGCTTTTAGAATGATGATCCTACATTGCATTAGTCGTAAGGGTATGAACGTATTAGTATTAAGAAAATTTCAAACATCAGCCAGAAAATCAGTATTCCCTTTATTAGTTAAGATCATAGCAGAATATGGTCTATTAGATACTGTCTTTGAAGTAAAAGAAAGCAGAATGGAAATTATAAATAAAATGAATGGAAATACTATAATTTGTACTGGTTTAGATGATGAAGAAAAGATTAAATCAATCACGTTTAAAAACGGTATACTAACTACTGTAATGATGGAAGAAGCAAATGAGTTCTATGAGAATGATTTCAAACAGTTAAATCTAAGATTAAGAGGTCTGTCTAAAGCTCCTTTCCAATTCTATATATTATTCAATCCTATAATTAGTGAAAAACATTGGATTTACCAAATATTCTTTGAGAATAAAAAAAAGAATACATATATATTACATACCACGTGTGATGATAATAAGTATGTAGATGAAGATTATAAGAATGAGCTAAGAGAATTAGCTAAAATTGATGAGATTTTCTACAAAGTATATTACTTAGGTGAATTTGCAATATTAGATACTAATGATAATTGGATTACTAACAAGGTATTATCACCTTATTTAGTTGATAACAAAGTAGTTGAAGATGTTCAGAGTGTTACTATATCATGTGATGTAGCAAGATTTGGTGATGATCTATCTACTATATTTGTTAAACTTGATAATCATATTAAAAAACCAGAAAAGATTGCAGTGTGTAAAACTACTGAATTAGCAGAACGATTAATTGAAATAATTGAAGAATATAAAACTTTATTTCCTACTGCCTACTATAAAGCCGTAATTGATGGCACCGGAGTAGGTGGTGGTGTTTGTGATATATTAACAGATAGGTACACATATGAAGAAGTAGAGATAAAAGAGGTCAACTTTTCTTCAAGATGTAATAAAAAGTATAAGAACATTATAAGTGAAATGTGGTGGAACTTAAAAGAATCTTTGATAAAGGGTGAGATCACAATAGAAAAAGACAAGGAAGTAATAGCAGAACTTGTAGACAGATTATATTTTTACACTAATGATGGGAAATTTATGATTGAAGAAAAGAGAGACTGGAAAAAAAGACATGAAGGTAAGTCACCAGATTATTCTGATGGAATCTGTTTAATGTTCTGGAAAAGTAGAATAATATTATAAGGGGGAACAATGAATATATTTAAAAAGATGCTCGGTAAAAAGAGCAATAGCTCAAATGTAGATTTGAAGCAATCAGGTACTTATTCTGATGTATTTACTTCTGAATGGAATAATGCACCTAAGTTAAATGACACACATAGAGCAAACTTTGCTAAGAGAATACCAGAAATAAAGGCTTTGAGTTCTACTATATCAAATACTGTAGCAGATGCTGAACCAAGATTGTATAAAAAGATAAATGGTAGAAAGGTGTTAGTTGAAAATAGTGAATTACTTGATGTATTAGAGTTTGGTAATCCATTAATACCAAGTGGATATGATATGATGTATTCTATACAGTATATGATAGAGACTTATGGAGAATCTTTCTTATTAATAGAAAGAGATGCAGTAACCCAGAAACCTAAATACTTGTATCCTATAAATCCAAAAGATGTACAGGATTTACCTAAGAAATCTAATAGTTACAAGTATAAATTTGTATTAAATGGTCAAGTATACAATTCACCATTAACTGAAATTATACATATTAAAGTGCCTAATCAAGATGACTTATATGGTAGAGGTATAGGGACAATATCTTCTTTACTTGATACTATGCAAATAGTTGATTATACAGAAGAGTATGCTAAGAATTATTTCTATAATAATGCTACACCACCGTATATCATAAATCTACAAGAAGCAGATAGACAACAAGTCAAAGAAGCCAAAGAGAAGTGGATAGAGGAAAACAAAGGTCTATTCAATGAGCATAAACCTTATTTCCTATCAGCTATGAATGTACAAGCTATAAAGATGCAAAACGAGTTTAAGGCTGGTGACTTAGAGAAGATGTCTATAATCAGTTCTGAGAAGATCAGAATGGCTTTTGGTGTTCCTTATAGTATATTAGGTGGTGAGTCTGGAAACAGAGCAAGTGGTCAGAATGATTTTGAAACTTACTCACAATTTTGTATCAAGCCAAGGTTGAATAGAATATACAAAACTCTAAACTTAACTTTAGTAAAAGAATTTGGTGATGATTTAATATTAGAATTCAGTAATCCAGTTCCATCTGATTTTGAAAAGATATTAAGAGGTATGCAACTTGACCCAACTTCATTTAAAAAGAACGAACTAAGAGAATTGGTTGGTATGGATTATGATCCAAGTCTTGAAGATCAATATATGGGTAAGTCTGATGTTTTAGAACAAGAAAAGATGCCAATAATTAGAAGTGACAATCCTAAGTCTGATCAAGATATAAGGAGAGAGAACGAATAGTGCAACATCACATGGTGTTGTACTAATAATATTAGGAAGGATGGTGATAGTATGGAAGTTTTGACTCAAGAGTTTCAGAACAGTGTTAACATAGATGGTTCTGTAGAGCAAAGAGTTCTTAATTTTGAATTTTCAAGCAATACTCAAGATTATACTGAGGATATAATTGAACAAGACTTCGACTTAGAACGTTTTAAAAAGAACCCAGTGTTTCTATATAATCACGATGCAGATGCTTTGCCGATAGGTAGGGTTGTAGAAATAACAAATGAGGGTGACAAAACTACTGGAAAAGTTGAATTTTGGGTTAGTGATAAACCTGCTAATACATGGTCTGAGACAGATAAAATTGCTAATACTGTATATGAACAATATAAAAAAGGTTTTTTAAAAGGTGTATCAATAAGAATAAAACCTATTGATGTTACTGTTAATCCTAATTCACGTGGTGGAAAAGGATTGTGGGTTAAAAAATCACAACTATTAGAAATCAGTGCTACTTCACTTCCAATGAATGAAGATAGCTTAAAAAAACACTTAAAAATACAAGAAGAAGAAAATAATGAGGGGGAATTACAAGTGGAAAACAAGAATGAAATTGCAAAATCAATGCTAGAAGGTGCAGGAGTAGAAAGAGAAGAAAACACAGTTAAACAAGATTTAGAAAAGCATTTAAGAGATGGTTCTATATCTAAAACACTACAAACTGGTGTAGATGCAGATGGGGGTGTGTTGATTCCACATAACCTAAAAGACGATGTAATTAGAACATCATATGTAGCTAATCCAATGAGAGCATTAGCAGGTTTTTCTAAAATATCTGTTGGAAATAGCTTAGAAGTTCCTGTAGAAAAAGAATCAGACAATCTTTATGGAAGTGCTTGGAGAGATGAAACTACTGATACTGGTGAAACTTCAACAGCTGAATTTGTAAAAATTGATATTCCAGTAAATGAATTGTATGCAGAACCATGGGCTACTAGATTTATGGTTAAAGATTCTGCTTTCGATATTGAAGGTTATGTATCAGAAAAATCATCTCAAGGGATCAACAAAGCAGAAGCTATTGCTTGGTTAACAGGAAATGGTGTTAATAAGCCAGAAGGTCTTTTAAATGGTGTTACAGAAGGGGATACTACTTTCTCTACTGGATCATTCCAAAAGTCAGACTTAGTGGCTATGGTTATAGATTTACCAGAGCAATATCAAGATGGTGCAGTATTCCAAATGAATAATGCTACTTATATTACTCTTGCTAATCTTGAGTATACTGATGGTAGATCAATACTTGCAGAGGATTTTTCTATGCCAGTAAAAGACACTATCTTAGGATACCCTGTAGTAATCAATCCAGAAATGGACGATTTAGGAACAGAAGGAAACTTCCCAATTATATTTGGAAACATGAAAACTGCTTACCATATAGTTGAACATACTGATATGGGTGTAATTAGAGATGACATCACTAAAAAAGGTTACATTAAATACTATACTTGGGAAAGAGTTGGTGGAAAAGTAACAGTTAGAGGTGCTTATGTAGTAATGGAAGAAGTAGAATAATTAATAAATTTGGGTATGGTATTTTGTACCATGCCCTTTTTTTATGAAAGGGGTGTATAATGGGTTATATTAGCTTAGATATGATGAAGACAATATTGGGTGTAGATGGTTCAGCATTGGATGATCTTATACAATTTTACATAGATTCTGCAACTCAATCAGCTATAAATATAATTGGAAGAGATATTGCAGAACAAACTATAACAGTTAAAACAAATGGGAATGAAAATAATTTCTTATACATAGATTACAAACCTATTAGTGCAATAACATCTGTTAAATTAGATGATGTTGATATTACAAGTGATGTGTCTATAGTAAGAGAAAATACTGCTTTATATTATAGTAATGGGTTCAATTCTAAATATGATTATGTAACTAAGAGTTCAACATATTCAGAAGATTACTATGAAATTAAAGAAAAAATAGAGAATATAGAGGTTGCAGGAACGTTTGGTTATGCTACAATACCATACGATGTACAAAATGTAGTTTCTATAATGGTACAAAGTTACTATGTTTCTTCTGGAATAGCTCCACAAGTAAAAGAACAAATTGATTCAAGTGATTTCGGTAGAAGTGAGACAAAATATTTCAGTATAGTAAAACAAATAGATTTAACAAGAGAAAACAGAGCCATATTACTTAAATACAGATAGAAAGGAGAATGTTATGCCAAGAACAAGTGAAGATGAGTATTTTATAACGGTAGAAGGTGCAGATAATTTTACAGAGCTTGATGATACACCAATTGCATATACTGGTGAAGCTGGTAAGGTTGTTACTGTTAACTCTACAGAAGATGGTCTGGAGTTTACAACACCAAGTAGTGGTGGTGGAAGTGTAGTTACTGGTAGATACACACCAACAGCTATTGAACAAGGTGGTAGAATAGAAAACATAACATTCCCAAGAGGTGGTATGTTTAAAAGGTTTGATAATATAACAGAAGTTATAATAAATGCAAGTTTTACAATAAAATCAGGAACTACAATGGGTTTATTTTACATAGAAATACCTAATGTCTTGGATTCGTTTGCATCAAACACTGATGTTATTGGTAGTTTATATGATTCAGTTCATAATGCTTCTGGGGATATTGGTTACGATATAACAATATATGGAAATACTGGTGTTACCATAAATGAGAAACCTGTAATACAGGTTACAGTAGATGCTATAGATACATTTGCCTCAGATAAAACTGCTTACGTTAGTTTTATTGCAAATATGTATACAGGTGTTTAATAAAAGGGGGATAAAATGAAATATAATTTAACAAATACATGGCAAGAAATAACGTTGGAATCTGGTGATGTTACGGCAGTTCAGAATAAGTGTGGTAATGACATCAGAATTTATATAGGTAATACAATACCTACTGATGATACAGCAAGACTTGGATTCATATTAAAAATGACTGATGTATTAAGATATGTACATGATGGAAGACTTATGTATGGTATAGCTCAATATGGTGATGCAGTAGTAGAGACTTTATAAGGTGGTGTAAAATGAAGGTAATTCAAATAGGAAAAGATATAACAAGATTTACTGATCTAAATGATGTACCTAGTGATTACACTGGAAATGCAGGAAAGGCTGTAGTAGTTAATGATACTGAAAATGGGTTGGTATTTGAAACAGTTGGTGAAGACGGTATCCCTATATTGGGAACTGTCAACACTTTTGCTGATTTACCAGATGTAGTTGCTAATGCAGATAAAACATATATTGTTTTAACATCTACTGGTGCATTTTGGAGTAAGAGAAAAGGATTATATTATTCAGATGGTATCACTTGGTCAAGATTGTCTAATCCAACTCTTAAAGTTAATGATACTGAAATGAAAATAGTAGATGATGTTGATCCTACTAAAGAGCTTCAATTTCAATTAGATACTATATCAACTGGAACTACTAGAACGTTAACTATACAAGATAAAGACGGTATTGTGGCTACTTTAAGTGATATACTGGTAGATTCTGTCAATGGATATACTGGTGTCGTTGTACTCGATGCTGACGACCTTGCAGACGGTACTACTAATGCTATCATTACATTAACTCAAGAGACTAACTTTGAAACTGCATATTCTCATAGTCAAATAACAACTGGTAATCCACATAGTGTTACTAAAGCAGAAGTTGGACTTGGTAATGTAGATAATACAAGTGATGCAGATAAACCTATATCTGATGATACACAAACAGCATTAGATTTAAAAGCAAATGATTCAGAAGTAGTACATAATACTGGTGATGAGAATGTTGGTGGGGTAAAGACTTTTAGTGATGATGTCATTATTTCTGGTGATCTTACTGTAAATGGTACAACTACTACAGTGAATACAGATGAGTTATTAGTAGAAGATAATATAATTACTGTTAATAATGGTGAGTCTGGTGCTGGTGTTACTGCTGGAAGTGCAGGACTACAAGTAGATAGAGGTACTGCTACTGATTATCAAATATTGTTTGATGAGTCTGATGATTCATTTAAAATAGGAGAAATTGGTTCACTACAAAAGGTTGCAACAAGAGAAGATACACCTACAGATAGTAGATTAGCTTACTGGGATAATACTTCTAGTAGTTTTAAGACTGATAGAGATGTTAGTGTGGATTCAAGTGGTAATTTAACAACAACAGGTGGTATTACTACTGGTGGAGAAATTGAGTTTTCTGACTCATTAAATAATACTGGTACTGGTATAGTATCCCCTAATGGTATAACACTGATGAATAGTGATGCTACTGTTGGGAATTATACTACTATACAAAATAGAGATGCCAATGGAGATCAAAACTGTCAAATACAGTTTATAAATAAATCCCATGCTTCAAATCAAGGTGAAATAGCTTTTACAACTAGAGGTGGAACTGGGGAGTTTGCTGAAAAAATGAGGCTTGACTCAACAGGCAACCTAGACGTAACAGGTGGTGGAACTTTTGGGGGAACATCAACATTTAATCCGGGGGCAACATCTGCATCTTTGGAGCTTCGAAGTGATTCGAACTACAGAGCTGTAAGCTTAAAAGATCGTTCCGAGGTAGACAAAGGGTATCTGCTCCACTCGGGAAATAAAGTAAGACTAGTCTCTATATCTGGTGAATTAGAGTTAGGTTCCAATAATACTATCAATGCAACTCTTGACACATCAGGCAACCTAGACGTAGCAGGTAATATTACTTCTGGTAACGGAACTGGTAATGTTTTGATCAAAGGAGTAACAGGCACTGGAACTGACCTACAATTCCAACAAACTTCTTCAATTGGTCGATTTGTATGGTTAAGTAATACGGGTTCAGACATAATGACATTAACAAATTCAGGCAACCTATCTGCTACTGGTCGAATAAAAGGAAACGACTTTCAGATAGAAGATACAAGTTCTACGTGGAGGTTTGAGTCTAGCTCTAATGTACTTAGATTTGTTGAGAGTGGTGTAGATGTTCCAATAAAGATAAACCCAACAGTAAATGGAAGTATCGAGATAGGAAGAGACCTAGACGTAACAGGTGGGGGAATTTTTGGTGATACATTAGACGTGACAGGAGTATATGATAATCAATTTTTTATAAGAAGAGATACTGACCCAACTGGGCAATACTCTAAAATATCGGGTGGAGCATCTTTGATGAGATTCACATCATTTAATGACGATGGAACACATAGTTTATTTGAGTGGAAGTCTAACAATGGAACTACTACATTAACACCAATGACATTAAATCAAACAGGTGACCTAGACGTAACAGGTGGTGTGACAAGTAATGACAGGAATCATATTATACTAAATGATTCTGGTGATTTATCAGAAGGACTTAGACTATCGAATACTGCAAGTAACTCGGATACGATAATAATGTTTGAAGAGGGAGGATCGACTGGATCAGGTAGTATGTTTTGTGGTTTTGATGGTGGAGCAAATAAATTTGTTATATCAAAAGTAAATGTGAGTTCTCCTTATCATTTTGCAATAGAAAGAGACTCTGGTAACTTAAGCTTAGCAGGCAACCTAGACGTAGCAGGTGGTGTGACTGCTGGTAGTGATTTAGTAGTTAGTAATGGAGCTAATCCAGTTTTATCTGTAGACATATCTGAATACAGAACTAATTTTGGTTCACCTACTGGCTCTACCGTTGCTTATGCAGAATATGAAAGAGTTGCAACTGATAGAACTCTAACTATTGGGAATAACTCTGCTGTAAGTACAGGTGGTGTTGCAATTTATAGTGATACTCTTGGAAGTAATATTGCCAAATTCAATAATAGTGGTAATGTAGATATGGCAGGTAACATAGACGTA